ACCTGAAGAACGAGGGAAATCCGTCTGATAAAAGTGTACATGGAATGAACACGAGTGGAAGAAGAGCGGGGTTTGGTTTCAGGGATAGGTTTGAAGCAAAAATACTTACCCACGATCGGGATAGAGGAAATATTTACCTAGAGGTAAAGAGAGTCGATAGACCTAACATAGGATGGGGACAAGATTTGCGTCTATGGATCAAGGTAGAATCTGACAAAACTTCATTAGATGGCCCACGTGGTAGAGTTGATGCTAAGACTATCTGGGGTTCAGGGTTAAAATCTACTGGATGGGGCGCAGTATTTAGGAGTGATTGGTCACAAGTACCAGGGTTCAATAATACAGATACTGTTCCCAGATGGATTAATTATCCTATGGGCCCATGGGAGTCAAATGATGCTTTTCATCCCCAAGAAGATTCTGGAGCAGACGACAAGAAATCGGAAAGAATATATTATACACTTATTAATATTGATTATAACGATATAGCAGACATTAAGGCTAGGAACGAAGATCCCACATTGTGGGCAGTGGGTGCAGCGGATGACAAAGCTATACCAGTATTGAACACTCTAGGTCTGCCCAATGAAAGCTCCGGGTACACAGGACCATCTAAAGCTAATAGATACATGTCATCGGGGTGGGGTGGATATATTAAAGTATTCAATCTAGTAGGTGAATTAAATCCGGGTCCAAACATGTTATCTATTATTCATAAAAATGAAGGAGGAGGAGCAGCTGGAGTATGTATGGCATTCTTTGTTGGCGATAGTAAAGGTTATGACCGCAATAAGATGGTAGCTAGCACTGGTCCAAACTGGTTAGCCTTGAGAGCGTGGATAAATATTTCAACACTAAATACACGCACCAGTCTTTCGGGTAATACATATACAGGAGCTTTCTCTACAAGAGGGTCGTATGGTCGAAAAAATTACTATATGCGTGATGCCACTTCGTACCTAGCTTTCTCTCCTAATGAATTGACAAAAACCTTTCGTGAAAAAAAATTACTAGAACCAGTTGAAGGTACATATGGACTGCAAGTCCACCATTATGATCCTCCATCAGCACTAGTTCAAACTATTCGCATAAAACTTGCAAGTTTACCTCCAGCAAGGAAGATTACCTTCAAACAGTTTCAAATATTTTCTACAGACAGATATGATGAAAATGCTGCAAGACAAGGATCGGTATCTGTAAGTTCATCAAAACTCGATAACAGTAGTCTTCCTCTAACAACACTTGTTGATGGTAATACGACCAATAATCAAAATGCATACTTTGTGACTAGTTCGGAAGTACCTTGGAAAGAACAATATGTAGAGTTCCGTCTCAACAACCCGATAAAAGTATTTAAAGCTATTATTTATGGAGATGTTGGAACAGGACCATATCTTTCTCAGCTAATGGTTGAAATGCGGGATCGGGAAGGGAAGATTATTTTTTCAGGCGCACCATTAGGAGGAAGTGGAGCAGTTAAACATGAATTATATTTTAATAGTCCTGTTATTCCCGAAGGAGCTCCAAATCCTCCAGATAGACCAACAAAAAAAAACATAAGCCGTGATTTTCCTGTGTATACACCTGGAAAAGTGCCAGCATATCCAATAATGCCGGCTTATATAACACCAAATGAAGAATTATTAAACAAACTGATCATGATGAGCGATGAGTTAATTACACTTAACCTTAGAATACAGGAGGTGTATAAAAAATATACAATGGATAATCATATTGATAACTATCAGTTCTCTGTGTTAGGTAGAAGACGAGATCTTTTAACAGAAGTTGAATCATTAATAGCACACAGAAAGAAACTAGATAAAAAGATTGGTGATTATACAGCAACACGAAAAAATCAAATAGATCAAGAAAGACGAGCAAGCAGTTCACAAATACATCTCTGGATTTGGGGATGTGTAAGTATTTTAGTCTTCACAGTTGGATTTACATACTTATTATATCCATCAAAAATGTATTATACTCCACAAATTATAGCATGGGGAATCATTCTACTTGTTACAAGTCTTACAACTATGTTTATTGGAGGAAGTATTACATATATGTTATGGTTATTTATTGTTTTGAACATCTTTTTCTATTTATATAAGACACGATACGGATAAACATAATTTATTGTCCGGTTACAATGATAAAATTTTAGTATTATGATATTATATACATCTATAAATATCATAATGAAAGATTTCTTTACAGAAAGGAAAAAAAGTGTGGAAGGGTTTTATACAAATATTGCATTCCCTGGTTCACAGGCTGCAACAAGATCAAACACTCCAAGTGGTGCAGTTTATTCAGCAAGAAAAATGTTAGAACAAGACAATGAACTTAGTAAAAAGATTGAAAACCTTAATAGAGTAGGAAAGTCTATTCAACAAGAAGTTGCAAGCTATAAATCCAAATCATCTCGTCTACTGGCACAGATTAAAACTGATTCATCCGATCAAGACAAAATGAAATTAAGCAATATTCTTATAAACAAATTATATACAACACCAGAACTAAATGAAAGAGTTCGTGTTATTGCATTAGGCAGTCGGGGCCAACAAGACGAAGCACAGTCTCGAAAACAATTGGAGAACGGCATTCCAGGAAATCCTGAGGTGCACTGGGCATTCAAACGATTATATACAGAGATCCCACCTACAGAACAATATACAGTTGCAGGAGGTCTTACAACAAATTATTATGGACCGCAAAGTAAGTTGAAATATATGGTTAAAAACCAAGGTAAAAAATTAACTTTTGATGAATGCAAAGAGCTTGCTGCACAACAAGGAGCACTCGTTTTTGGTTTGACAAACACTGAAGTAGTTAACAATGTGTATCGTTCAACTTGTCTTTTACCTTCAATGGAAGATGTGATGGGTGGGGCGATGGCGAAACATTCGACTGTCCATAAAAATCCTAGAATTGCAGGTTTAACTAATGTGGGGGCAACAAATTTAAGTATATCAGTAAGAGATGGTAATATCGGTGTAACACCTATATATAAGCTTGTTCCAATTGCAGCCGTCAATGTTAGTCCTTCTAAATATTATAACAAAACATCAAGGAGTCCAGCTTTTATGCAAGTTGCTATGTGGACAGGTAGCGGTTCAAATAGCGGTCGTGCCGATATAGACACATTAAGTAAGTATGGTTCGGAGGAGATCGTCCTGGGGGGTGGTGGAATAGACATATTTGCGGCTGCTGCACGAGCAAAAGCTCAAGGAGTTCCATATTTTGCTGCAATGTCAGGTTGGAGGGCATCAGACATTCAAAGCGTTGTGAACTGGAACCGGAAAAACGCAACTCCACCATATACGGGTCCAGATATGGTAATATCGGAAAATACTGGTTATAGTAAACCTTATTTCAAAGGCTATAAAGGGGGTGAGATAGACAAGTTCGTTGGTCAATTTACTAGTCAACCTAGTGGTGCCTATTATACAGTTCAATATAGTAACGATTCTGAAATAGGTCAACAACTCGACAATAAAACTGTTCATTTACCAGTGAGGGCAGGAAACACTTGGGATAGTCCGAGTACTCTGGCTATCTGGAAAATTGCTCCTGAAAATGCAGGGGAGACTAGCCTACACGAAGACGGATATTTTAATGTCGAGAATGTTGTTCCTCAAACGTATTTAAGTACTATGAGCATGCCCGTAGCTGATTGGAAATCCGTTCAAGAAAATAAAAATAATAGCAGTGCATTGAGTGGTTGGATGTCAAAGACGTTAGAAGAAGCAAAGACTAAGAACGTTCCATATGTTGGATTTTTTTATAAATATCAATCTGAAACAGAGGGAGAATTAATTTCATTTGGAACACCAACAAAGGGGGTAAACTCAAATAGCACATACACTATTAAAGATGATAAAGGAATAACATATGGCAACGCGAACACAATAACATATTACATGTTAGCAGAAAAGGGATCAGATAATGTGTATGGATTTAGTCGATTTGGAGATTTGCTTGGCAATGTTTCTTACATAGATAAAAAGCAGTTTTTAAGGACATATAGCAAAGCTATGCTGACACCAAAAGATGCAAGTAAAACCCAATATGAAATAGTAGACAATGTTAAAAGTGACTATTTCAATATAGAAAACGTTCCTCTTTCTGAACTACAAACTCTAGGCATGACTATACCTGCATGTAGAGAGTTGTGTAATAAATATTATGACACATGTAAGGCATTTGTTTATGAGGCAGACGCAGCGGCAGTTGGAATGAAAGGTGTTAGTGATGGTACAATCGTTCCAAAATGTTCTCTCAAAACGATGGATCCTACAATATACTCTTGGGGAACCGAAAACAGTGAATTTAGTCGAATGTATAAAAAAATACCGCAGATAAATAGTAACTGGACATGCACAAAACGAGTTAACCCAACAGCGGCAAGTTATATACTTTCAGGAGAAAAACAACTTTTTGGTAGTGGTAAATACATAGGTATAGATAGTGAAGGTAATGAGATTACCCCAATGAAAAGAGGTGAAGAAATGGATGAAGCTGAAAAATGTGGAACATGGCGACAATATGAACAAGATGCCGCAAGTATGAGAAAGATGCAGGAATCTATTGGTAAAAATGTAGAAGAATACGTTGCCATATTAGGAGAATTAAAATCCTATAACAAAGATCTAGTTGAGAAAGCAAATACAAATCAGCCTATGGTAGATGCGTCAGTAGCACAATATAAAGATATTGTTGAACAAATAAATACATATGCAGATAAGGGAGAGTTCAGAATCGACAAATATAAAACTCAAATGTCAGATATTTCAAGAAAATCAGACATATATATTTACATACTATGGCTAGCTATTGCATCAATTGTTGTATTCTTTTCAATTCGTGCAATCATGAAACTTAAAGAACCGTAATGTCTTGCGTTATCTGACCGAATACTTATATTATGATATATTGTCAACAACAATATATTATATCCATATATCATATATATAATAAATATGACTGATACTGGCGACTTAACCCAATCTTTAGGTATATCTCAGTTTGGACAATTGAATGAACGTGGACAGACGGTTATCCAGAATATTCGTGAACTACAAAAAACAGAAGAGGGATTATTCAGACAACTTCAAACCGGAGCATCTACATTTACTATGACACAATCTCAACAAGAAGATCTTGTTGGGCAAATTAAAAATGTATCAGATTCTCGATATAATTTGTATTTAGAACTTCAGCAAAACCAAGTATTTTACCAAGATAATGTGAATGTGTCACATAAAATACTTACACAAGAGACTGATGCATTAGAGGTTGTCGAACGAGAATTAAACCGTGCAGAGAAACGCATTGGTCTTATTCGAGAGCAGAGAAATAACCGTCTCCGCCTTGTTGAGATCAACAGATACTACGGTGACAAATATAAGCACCATACCCTTATTTTGAAATACATTACCTTGTTATTTACTGTTGTCTTGATAATAGCTTACTTTTATAACCAAGGGATAATTCCCAAACCTATTTTTACTACCGTAATAGTTATTGTTGGTTCTGTTGGTTCTTACTATGTTATTAAGGAAATGTGGGATGCATATGCTCGTGACAACATGATGTATCAACAATATAACTGGAGTATGTTAAAGGGAGACCCTACCCTTGTTACAGGTAAGGTTGGTGAAGCAAACCCTTTCCAAAAAGAGGTGGATGGAGAAGAAGCTACCTGTATCGGACAAGACTGTTGCCAGACAAGTTACACTTGGGTCCCAACACCATTTAATAAATGTTATCCCAACGATAATCTTGACAGTGCTGAAATAAAAAAAACTTTCCCCAGAGGTATTACTGCTTATCAAGGAGATGAACTAAATGTTGCTTCAGCCGGTGGATCATCAAATCCTCTTCAAGGAAAACAAGCCGCCAAAGAGATGCAGACACAGCTTGCAAAATATTAAACATTAAAATATTATTTTTTTGTATAATTCATTTCTGTTATGAGTAACCGTAATATATAAAATATAGACGTATTTTATATATAACTTAAATTAATATGGGACAAGGTCTTTCAAGATTATTTTCACAACTAGATCAAAATAAAGATACAAGGATCGATAAAAGAGAATGGGGGCGATTCGGGAGAAACCCAAAAAATAAAAGGATTATTAACGCTGCAAAAGCAAAACCAAACAAAAACCAAAATCGCGCTGAAATAAAACGACGAAATGCATTATTTAGAATGTTTCCAGGAATAGAACCCCCATGTGATACAGCATGTCAACGAGAGAAAAAATCCAAAGAGTTAAAAGAGATACTTGAAGAAAAAAAGACCAATATTGTTACTGCACCCGAACAGCTTTTTACTGCACGCAAAAACTATCTTGAATATACTGATGGTAAAGATAAATACGTACAGAAACGTGAAAAAGAATTGAGTGCTGCTGCCCTTAAATGGAAAAAAAATACACTTGATAGTTGGAAATCCGATGCAACAAAAATGATTTCTTATGTAGCCGCATACGAAGATTCATACAATAGTTTATCAGAACTAAACGACTATTACGGTAGAATTTCACTTTCGAACAGTGAGCTTAAACGAGAACATGATCTGTTAATATCAACAAACTCAACAAATGACAGAAAAGCATACTATGAAATGCAAGGAACAGAAGATTTGGAATGGTGGTACATGGTTATTAAATGGATATACATATTATTAATCGTTGCATTTATTGTTGCATGTTTTTTAACACCAACTACATATTCTTGGAAAAAAAGAGGTATTCTCGTTGTCATTCTTATTGCTTATCCATTTATAATATCGTCCATGGCAGTCACTTCTTTTGCATCTATCCGTGGAACATTAAGTATGATACCATACAATACATACACTCACGCACTTGGCGTATCATTTCCACCAAAAAACACAAAAGTAAAGGTTGGGGTTGATCCTTCCTATCAAGTTCCCGAATTAAAGGTGAAAATATAAATCATGACGGGTGTTTCATATTTACACAAGCATAGTTAGTGACAATGCCATATCATGATAATTTCCTTCATTGTATCCTTCTTTAAACATAGGTATGGCAACTAAAAGGAGACGGTAAAAAAATATAAACAATGACATACATGCAACTAATACGTCAATTAGATTATATTTGTTTGTTTGTGTATTTTTATTTGAGGGATTTTTTGTAAAACTCATTATGTTATGTATACTATTACATGATATAATGTTCTATTCTATTTATAATTCTTGTTCAGCATCTATGTATGTGGCAAACGTTACATTTGACCATCCGTTTCGTCCATTCTTTTCGTAATGACTGTTCATGTAGTCAGTAAGCTCTGATACTTTGGGAACATTTGTTGCCTGGTTTGTCTCGCACCATTGTTTCCATTGCTGAGAAACCTCCTGCTTCGATAGTGTAGATCCTTCTACCTCGATAATCATTTCATCAATGAACTGGCCGATTAGATCCTGCTTGAAACGATATTTGTTTGTCTCCTCAAGAACCATATCACAATCAGTTACAATGCCTTGGTTAATAACACATCTATCTATTAGCATTCGCATAAAGACCGGCGCCCAAATAGGAAGCTTATCCTTAAGTGTTGGATCTTTTATGTACATATATTTGTTGTTACGTTGCTTTTCAGGTAACTTATTGTAAACATCTGGGTTCTTGAAACAACTCTTAAACTCAACGATTCTTAATCTTCTCCAGGTTCCCTCATCTTGAGTCTTGATTTGGAAGAATGTGTTTGTGCAAACAGCAAGCGTAAACATTTGGTTAAAGGTTGAAGATGTCTGATATAACTCTCTTGCCTGGATCTTGGCATCACCGGTCATCTCTTTCATTGCGCCCTCATTCAAAATCATATCCTTTGTTGGTTCTTGGAAAACAGCATATCGAATGCTCTTCAAAGCATAAAGTTCAGAAGATGTTCCACCCACCGCCTGACGTTTTGATGTAATGACACCGATAGGAGCCGTCGGATTACAATAATCCCCTAAACACAACGACATTAGCACTGTCAAGAGTGACTTACCATTGCTGCCGTCGCCTTTATAAATGTTGAATGTTTGGGAAGCATTTTCTCCAATAAGAGTAGATGCTAAATGTTCCCAGACATATTCTTTTAGTTCAGTGTCAGGGAACAATTGTGACATAAACTCGTTAATCTCATCTTTTATTTTTAGGTTTTCATTTGTTTTCATTCTTGAATCATCATAGTAATCGATAAGTGTTGACCTTGAAATATAATCAAGAGGTCTTCCATCGCGAAACTCTCCTGTTCGTAAGTCAACTACACCATTCTCAAATCCAAGTGTGTATTTGTCTTGATCAAGTTTCTCGCCAAAATCACGATCCCAAAGAAGTTCTGCCGCCTCTTTTGCAATATGGTTCTTTTGAACATTATTGTGGCATTTGGACATGATTTCGGTAATTGTTTTATTTTTACGGATTAATCCTTTATA